CAGTTGAAGAATAGATACAATGACCCTACAATGTATAAGAGATTCGTTGTAGGTATTGACAGAGCTAAGATGAGGCTGTATGATTGTGATCAAGGAGCACAAGATGACATCATCGATGCAGGTGATATCGAACCTGCCACCAACACTAAGAAAACCTTTGAAGGATTTAAAATCTAATGTCTGAAACATTTACAAACACACCAGGTGAAAATTACGAGAGTGAGAAAGCTGCTGAAGAGATATCCAATGCTTCTAGAGACAAGGTAGATCAAGCAGCACAACAGTCTAAGGAGACGTACGAAAGTACTGCTAAGACTCCAGAAGAGATGCGGGAGAATATGGGTACCGCACCTAAGTCTCAGAAGGTTATGGATGAGAGACTTAAGGATAAGAAGAAAGCAGAGAAGGAAGGTAAGAAGAAGTTTGAGGTTGACCTAGACAACTATACTAAGTTTGTAGATCAGGTTACATCACCATGCAGTAAGGATTTCAATGCTCTCATCACAAGGTATGGTGAGTTGAAGGGTGCTGGTTGTGACATTGCTCGGTTAGACACTGCTGCATCAGGTATATGTGCAGAGGGTGGAGAGTTTATGGAGATAGTTAAGAAGTTAAAGTTCCAAGGTAAACCATATGATGCTAAGAATAAGGAGCATCTTACTAAGGAGTTGGGTGACATCATGTGGTATATTGCACAGGCAGCATTAGCATTAGACGTACGACTTGATGAAGTGATCTATATTAATACACTTAAACTAGCAGCACGTTATCCTAATCAAATGTTTGAGGTAGGATACTCAGAAAACAGAGCACCTGGTGACATCTAATGGCAGAAGCATATACACATGGTAATCTATCAGTAGTGGTACCGATGGATGATATGAAAATAATACTTAGACAGATGTGGAAGTCACGTGGCACGGAACCACAGATGGGTGAGTTGTATAAGAAGTACCACCATTTGGTAGAGTTAGCAGACATAGACCCAAGTCCCTGTGATATCTGAATAAATAATGGTACCAATAAGAATAATATATGCTATCAACACAATACCGTTTGAGGTTAACAGCAATATGTAAGGACATAGGTGCTGGGGTTGAAGTTAGTCTGGAGGATATGATCTGGGCAGAGAAGTTAGCAAAGGCAAACACCGCAGCAAGAGGTATGTTAAATTCTGCAAGGAGAATATCTGTAGACCCGACAGATTCTTTTCTGAATGAGTTGAATATAGGAGACCCCGATTCAACTCATCATCGTAGGGGTTTTGGTGATCCACAAGATGTGGTAGACTGGTTTCACAATGAGAGGTCTGATGACTGGAGACAGAGAGATTAAAAGATTAACCAAGGAGGAGATAGGTTACAAACCTACAGATAAACTCCGTAAGATGTGGTTACTTAATCCTCATGACCATCACATGCTATATGTGAGAGAGGATGGTTCCTTCTATGGGTTTACTCATATGAAAGGAGAGGATCCAGAAGAATGGTTTTGGGAACCAGATGGAATACAGACTGAGTTGTTTCCACCAGAGCCACCTAAATCTCATAAGTTTACACAAGAGCAACTTGACCGTGCTCCCCACCATAATATGCTAGAGAAATACTATGGTAAGGACTGGGAAGTTAAACCAGTAGAAGGATTAGGAGATCATTATTAAGAAATGCTAACAGGGGTTGACAGACCCCTTTTTTTATGGCATAGTATATCTGTTGGACGCAACGCAAGGAGTGACTGAATAAACTTTCTGGCATATAGCTGGTTAAGGTGACGAGACACAGGTGGTGCTGCTGCGAAAGCAGAATCGACTTACCAGTCGGGTCTCAGGCAAGGACGTAAAATTTACTACTGTAGTAATGCCCGTTCTTTGTTGGTAATACAGAAACCCAACCTCCTACACTAATAAATAAGAGGGTCTAAGTACCCTCTTTTTTATGGCTTACGAACCGTCGGAAGGATTGTTTGCAGGTCTAGCACTCATTGATAAGTCAACAATAACTGCTGCATCTAGTAATCAATCTAAGTTTCAAGAATTAATGACACTAGCAGTGTCCAATCTAGCAGGGGATAATGTACTAGATGCTGCTGGTAATGCTACTAAGAATGGTATGCTTAAGGCAGTGGACTTAGAGGGTAAGGCTGCTGATAAGATTAAAGCAATATATTCTGACCTAGCAGCAGCATCCTCTGCTGTGATAGGTGCAAGAGGTAGCAAAGGTGTACCAGATAAAGTATATTTGACAGGTAATAAATGGCATACTGATGTAGCAGCATTCAAGTTGAAGCACGTTGGTATGGCAGACTATAACTCCAGTGATGTCATACTAAAGTATGGTAAGACTTATGTTGGAGTATCACTGAAGAAGAAACCCAAGTCAACAGCACAGAGTCCCACTCTAATTAACAATGCATTCTCTGCATACATTAAAGCTGATGGTCTTGAGGGTGCAAAGGATAAGATACAGAAGCATAGGGTTAGATGGTTTGCTAATGTTATAAAGGAAGCATGTACAAAGGGTGGTCCTCTCTATGGATTTGCTAGCTCTCCTTCAATGAAGAGTAGAGGATTATCATCATTGAATCCATTGACCAGTGATGCTGATGCTGAGATACTATGGAACATGAAGGTAGCAAGAAAGAAGACTGATGGTACGTCTGAGAATATATTTTTAATAAACCTTAAGAGTGATCAGGATCTAGCAGATGCTGACGGTATAATAAAGAAGGCAGGTGCTAAAGGTAAGCAGGATGAGTTTAGAAAGTACGTCAATGAGAAACTACAGAGTAAAGGTGGTACCTTAAATGGTTTGTATCAGGGTTTCCTTGATATAATGAATGAGGCTAAGGTAAAGGAGACTCTAGCAGACACTATGCTTAATAGGGTATTGAAACTAGAGATGTATGATGAGTTTCCTCTTGAATTGTGGAAGAATAAAGAGTTTGAATTCTTACTGTGTGAGGGTGTAGGGTCAGTGGATAATGATCTCATCCCATCAGTACAAACAGCAAACACTGCCACTCTTAGTAGTATTATGATTGCTATCATAAGACTCAAGAAAGAACCTACTACTATTACATTGAATACTGAGGACACATTCAGAAGGAATGCTGCTAAGGTATTCTTTACATTGAGTAAAGGTAAGACACCAATACTGGATATAGAATTAAGATACAAGGGGGACTTCGCTGCTTACCCCCAGTTCTTTGCTGGTATGACTAAGGAATTTAAAGCACTGGTAAAGCAACCACTATAATAACTGTCCACTCGGACCCCCAGAGGGGGTCTCTCTTGCTATAATAAATACATAGGGGGAGACCGAATCATTGAGATGGGTTGTCAATCCCTAAACCACGCTATCGAGGAGATGGATGTGCCTCTCGGATCGCAACCGAATAAAGAACTAACATCCGCTAGCTATGGCAAAGAACACACACTTAGAGCACCTAGAAGATGATATCTTTAACCAGGGATATGCTGGTGCGAATAATGCTGTTAATTTTCTAGAGTCTCTAAAGCATATGCTTACCACTGGACATGGTGGTAGTGACACTAAGGTGACCGTCAAATGGGACGGTGCACCTGCTATTATATGTGGAAGAGATCCTTCAACAGGTATGTTTTTCGTTGGTACTAAGTCAGTCTTTAATAAGACTGATCCTAAGATAGGATTCAACGAAGAGATGATCGATATACATTACGAAGGAGTCTTGAATAAGATTCTTAAGCAGTGTTACAATCATTTAATTAAACTACCTATTGAGGGAGTCATCCAAGGAGACCTTCTATACACAGAGACACCATCTAAGGTGGTCATGTGTGGTAAACCATGTTATAAGTTTAAACCTAACACTATTACGTACTGTGTTGAGTCTAATACTGACATGGGTAAGAAGGTGGGTAACTCTAAGTTAGGTATAGTATTCCACACTACATATCGTGGTGGTGAATCAATTGGTGAGATGTCTGCATCCTTTGGTGCAGGTGTTAAGCATCTACAAGGTGTCAAAGACGTTGCAGTATTCTCTTCTGAGTTTACTAATGTCAATGGACTAGCAAATCTAAGTGCTACTGAGAGAGCAAACGTTGATAGACAGATCACTTCTGCTAAACGTAATCTTAGGACAGGTGCTAGATTCCTTAACTCCATTCAGAATGAGAGTGGTACCTTCGCACATAATGCACTCTTTAAGATATACTTCAACCAAGTTATCAGAGGTGGTAAGATACCATCTACATCTCAGCAGATGGCAAAGGGTTTCTCTATGTTTGTAGAGGATAGATATCAGAAGGAGATTGCTAAGAAGAAGACTGCCAAGTCTCAGAAGATGTGGGAAGAAAGGAAAGATAAGAGTCTTAAATACCTAAATACTAACAGGTCAGTGATGTTCTCAGCACTTGATGGGTTTAAAAACCTGATGGATGCTAAGGTACTGATCATTAATAAACTGAATAAGATTGAAGGTGTTGGCACCTTCATTGAAGATGAGAGTGGTTACCGAGCAACGGCTCCAGAAGGATTCGTAGCAATTAAAGAGGGAGCTGCACTCAAACTCGTTGATAGACTAGAGTTTTCTAGGGCTAACTTCACTGTTGCAAAGGATTGGGGATGAATTTTACACAATTTCTAAGAGAAGCTACTGCAAGCAAGGGTAAGACCCCTGCGGAGAAGAAGAAAGAAGCACAAGAGGCAGACAACCATGTTGCCATAACCTTTGGACGCTTCAATCCACCTCATGCTGGTCATGGGAAACTTCTTGATGCTGTTAAGGCACATGGTGGTGACTC